CCCTCCCCCCCTTCTGAAATAGCCTTTATTTTAAGCCGTATTTCTGAAGGTACTATGGCAAGAGCCTTTTCTATGCCTTGTTGAACCGATGAGCTGGTTACAGACTGGTGTTTTTGAAAATTCTTGATATATACCCACCCGTCTATGTAGTAAATTTTGCCCATTAGACGCCTGATCATCTTTTTAAGCATGTCCACTTCAAGGCCAGTCTCATTTGCCATAGTTTTAAGTGGCAATTCATATATTCCCGCAATGGTCGTGTGCTCATTGGTGAGGAAATATAGGAAAAGATATCTGTCGAGAGGGTTTAAATCAGATACAAAATTGTCAGACCAAAACCGTGTATTTATAATGCGTTGTTTTGCCATGTGTAGTGCACACTACCGGCTTAATAAAGACCAATCTCAAGCAGATCAATGCTTGCCGAATTAACGGGCGGAAACGGGGAGAATCGAACTCCCATATACCTGTATAAGGACACAATCACTGTTCATATACAGATAGCCTTTATTCCTTTTAAGGCTACGTTTCCAAACTAGGGCTGACTATCTATTTGTCATTCAAGTCATTTAACGGGGTATAGCTTGCGTTGTTTGACATCACCCCCGCACCCTAGATTTTTAATGAGCTACGCTGAACCGTAACCGTCACCGTAACCGGAACCGGAACCGTAACCGTAACCGTAACCGTCACCGTCACCGTAACCGTAACCGGAACCGTAACCGGAACCGGAACCGTCACCGTAACCGTCACCGTCACCGTAACCGGAACCGTAACCGCGCATATCCGTTGTTGTTAATATTTTTTCCGGCATATTATTTTGTTTCCCAAACCTTCACGCTTTTAATTGAAAGTCGTGCTTCTTCAGTACAGTCAATGATTTCAATAACCTGAGTGAGTTCTATTGAATCAACCTCACAAGGGAACTTGCATTCTCCTGCCTTGGTAGTACCCTCCATAGCAAGTTGAGAAAGTGAACAAGCACCTGACCAATACCACATTCTTCGAGCATTTTTGAGTATGACTGTCTCACCATTCTTTTCTTTAAGGTATCCTGCAAATACACCTGCATTTTGAGTGCGAACCATGACGTATTTCATGCCGTCTACGGTTTCTGCTACCTTCTTCACATCGCTTTCCTTTATGTAATTAACGCCGTCTATGCTTATTACTTTGACCATTTGTTTTGTTTATTTATTAATTTCTTTACTCCACAAACACCCTCTTAATGACCTTGTAAGTTCTGGGCGAGTGTCTTTCCACTAAGCTGATAATCCCGCCGCCGAATTTGTCCCCCTGTATCATCACTTCCAGCTTCTCCGCCTCGTTTTCTGACACTTCGAGGTCGGATATGGCTTTAAATAGTTCTAGTAATTTCACTGAAAGTTTAGGGTTAGGGTTTTAATTTCTTTAGGCATCATTTTGTAATCTCGTACACCTCTATGGCCGTGTTCGCATGGTCTAGGCTCAAACTTGTAATTCCATTTTTCTTCTATCTCCCCTCGCCGTTTGTGAGGTGAGAAGATATACATGGCACGAAATTCATTACCGCAGTGCCATTGACCGTCTGAGCATCTTTGTATGATTTTTTCGTGCTGTGTCATTAGTTGAATGGGATATCCTCAGGGCTAATGTCGTTTACTTCCGAGAAGTCTGGGACTTTCGTGCCAGCACTTGTTAAGTCGAGGCGGTTCTTTCCCGAAAGGTGGTCGATAATCTTTTGCTGATCCCGCTTGATTGTCTCGACCATAAGCACCAAGTGTTTAACCCCTTGAAGTACCTCAGACGAGGCTTGTGGGGTAGCCTTAGCCATTTCAAAGTTAAGGTAAGTCTTACCGTCCTTTTGCACTTCCTTTACTTCCGCTATTTCAACCTCTTGTCCTATCGCCCAATTTTCATTAGCTTTATTCCCAAAACCAGATAGATATTTTTCTCCATACTGGGAACACTTCAAACTAATTGATGTAAATGGTTTCCCTTCTCGTGAAGTTCGCTGAGTTCTATTTATGTAAGTGATGTTTATTTTCATTGTTTTATTTTTTTATTTGGCCGTCCATAACTGTCTGTTTTTCTATGACACATTTCACACAAGGTAATTCCGTTACTTATTTCAAAACGCAATTCTGGAAACTTTGCGAATGGTTTTATGTGATGTGGGTGTAATTTACCCCCTCTAATTTTGCATTCCTGACAGGTATAATTGTCTCTTTCGTAAACTGCCTTTCTCCACTCTTTCCAATAGGATGAACTTCTAAGTATTTTATTTTGATCTGTTAGTCCTCCTTTCCAAAGATTGCTTTTGCTACCCTTTCTTATTTCTCTTAATTTTCTTAGTCCTTCCGGAGTTAATGGTGCTGGTTTTTTACCTAGATGAGATTTACGAAGTTTTTCTATATGTTCAGGCGATAATTTTTTCCCTTTCATTATTCCTTTTAGTGATCGTCCAATATTTTGTTTATGTTGAATTGAAAGACTCCTTCCTAACATCCACTTTCCAGCACCAGCCCTTTTACAACCAATGCTTATATTCTTTTTATGTTTTTCTGTTAACATTTAATTGCGTTCATTTGTCGATAAATTTTCACCGCCGCCTTGAAGCACTCGAAGTTACCCTCTATGTCGTAGTTGAAAGCGTGTTCAAAGCCCCCTTTCTTGTTGCAGTTGAGAATGAGTACGCCGTCAAATTTGCTATATAAGTCTGGTCGTACTTCGTTTTCATGTTCGGCAACCTGCATACCCATTTCCTCAAGCATTTTTGCGTAGGCTGAACACTGGATAAATGCTTCAGGATATATACCGCTTGAAGTCTTGATATCCGCTACATATCTCTTGCCGTCTATTTCACAAACGATGTCGCAGATACCACCTACCCAGAGCGATCGAGAGTAAACGTGCTTTTCTGATTCAAGGAACTTAACCTTGTTGTCTTGTGCCCATTTAGTGAAATGTTCAACTGCTTTAAGTTCTAAAGGGGTTAAAGTGTTCAATACAGCTCTTAGAGGTTCTTCAGAGGAATTAGTTATTAAACCCTTAATAAATGTTTCAATAGCGTTGTGAACGTTTGTACCGAACTCACCTGCGGATTCCTTCTTCTTGCGGTGGGCGACACGGGCTTCTTTAAGAATTTCTTCGTATACAGAATAGATTTCTTTACCCTCATGTGTGAAAGGTGTTGCCTTCTCTTTGATGTAATCGCAAGCCATATTCGCCGCCCACTGTATGAGCATGGGCTTTGCTATCACTCCGAGGATTGTTGTAACTCCCGTCAAAGGCTTGCCGTCTAGCATGTGCAAGTGTTCCTTTTCATCGAACGTATACGCCCCTATGGTTACTGTTCTGTCTTGAGTTAACATAGTGGTTCGTAAATTAAGTCGAAGTCGTCTGCCCCGTTCTGCACCATGTACACGGCATACTTGATTCCGTCTAAAGTAATTGTTGAGTAGGGCATTAGAAGTTGTGGTTAGGGGTAGAATTGCCCTCGTTGTCGTAACCTGGCGGGCAGTTGTTAAATGAACCACTAGCATTCCCAGAAATTACCCAGTTCACTACCCTTTCTGTTTTAAGGCGTGGTTCTTTCAATTCGTCCTTCAAGTTTTCGAAGGCTTCATACAAGTTCGCCGCTGTTGTTTTGATTTTGAAGTTCATGTTAGAAGTTGTTAGCAAGATCGCTAATAATTCCCGTGAAAATGAGGGAGATTGCTGTCACAACCACGATTACTCCGAAATATCCTATTCGCCTGTTTCGAAGTATCTCCGCCCTTTCCTTCGCATAATTTCCTGTGTACATAAATCTTTGAGCCTTCCCATTGATCGCCCCTCGCTTTGTGAGTAAGGGGCTATCGACGGACACAAAGCTCTTCAAAGATGACCGCTAGGCTAATTCCTAACGGGATGCCGACTAGACACCCGTGGGAAAAGAACATTTAGGCCATTGCGTGCAGTTCCGAGCCGTAGCCCTCGTGTCGCTTGTTTCCTTAGTTTCTTTTCCTGCGGGTATCCGCAAATAGGGTTTTCATTCTCTGGTAGGTAGAGGATTGAGTACGCATTCCTGCGCCCAATGGACACCCTCATCTACCGGCCAGAGAACAAAAACACCAGTCGGTTAGACTGGTGTTTCGTATACTGTAAGTAATGCCTACATATCACCGTAAGCGATATATTGTGCGACACTACCTTACTTTATATAAAAAACCAATCTACCGATATTTGCGAAGCATATTTCAAGTAACCTACCCTGTCAGTATATACCCCTGCGTACAGTGTTACAAATGGCAACTGGGGATAAGTCAAAATACCCTTTTTACCCTAAATCTAGCCAAATCTTACCCCGAAACGTAGGTTTCGTTGATGATTTTCTGATAGTTTCTAAACTCCTCTTGAGAGGCATATTTCATAACGTGCCTCATAAACATTTGCTGAGAGGTTGATCGGGCCAAATCGAACTCCTTGGCCAATTCCCGATACGTCCACTTCAAAGGGTCTTGGATTCGCTTTCGAACCAAGTCCTCGTTTCTCTTTTTCTTTTCTTCTGAGCTTAGCGTTCTTGCCATATTGCGCATGATATCATTAACCGACAAAACTGGCGAGATACCTTCCTCTGTTATCACGTTGGCGGAAAGACACATTACTTTTCTTGCCCCGTAGTACCGGAATAAACCCCGTATGTCATGGAGATATTTAAGCGTTTGGTAGGGAGTGGTTTCCACGGAGAGCCTGTGACGGTAGTTATTCACGTCCTCTCTCGATACGTGGGAAATGGATTCCCTGCCCGTCTGAATGAGGAAATCTATTAGTACGTTTTCGTATTGATCCGTAGAGTTGGCAAATAATCTTTTCCATGCGACATACTCGTCTATTTGGTTTAGAAATTGATTCGTGTGCGTCCTTCTCCAGAATTGAACCTTGAATTTGTCTGTAATTTTCATAAACAAACCCCCGCCGATTCGACTCGGAAGGGGTTGGTTAGTCTTTACCACTAAAGACCTTATATAGTATACGCCAAAAATCGGCGCTACTATCCCCACCCACCGGTCGAATAAGGCCGTAGCCACGATGAGGGAAATAATTAGATATAAAATTGAACCCCTGTGTTTTTATTACCCTTTCAAGTACTTCCTGTCAAGGAACTATTATGGTGTAATAATTTGATAAATTACAGGGTCGACCATACCTAATACGAGAGATATTGCAAAAAGGTGACTAAAAAAGGAGGGCAAAAGCTCTCCTTGAATGTGGGTAACGGCAACTCCCACGACCGAGATTGGATCACTCTCCTTTCAAGCCGCACGGGGCGGCGGGTTATTTGAGTTTGAGGTTTCCGTTCGGCCCCCGAATGAAGGCCGAGACATAAACGATTGGTTTGGAACAAACGGCACAACCTGGTCGTCTTGATGAACGTCCCCGCGGTTGTACATTTGGTAGTGGCCATACGAGCAGAAACTTGCGTTTCCATTGAATGGCAGGAACTGTTGGCCGCAGTACAGACAGCGGCGCAAATGCCCATCTTTGTTGTGCATGATTCATCGAAGCCTAACGGTTAACCATTCTTGATAAGAGTTTGGTAACTTTGTTTCCTTTTCGTGCTTGGCTAGTAAGTCAAGCGCATAATCCTCTACAAATTCGGGAACGTCGCCGCACCGCATGAACTTGTCATGCAAAGCGCAGAGCGTTCGGGCGGAAATGAAGAGCCGTTTCCTATCAAAGGCGTCATATATTAACTTGTGAAGTCTTACATGACACCGATCCATAGCCAAAAATAGCAATTCTGGGTGTCGCATAAATATCCACTCTAGCCCCGCTACAGGTGCGGGCTTCGACTAATAAAGAATAGTCGTTTGATTATAGCCCCTTATATAAAGGGGTTGGAATGGACATTTGAATGTTAAAGAACTTACTTGTTGCGGGAAGAAGAATCGAACTTCCTTGTCGAGCTTATGAGGCTCAATTCATGACCACATGCCCCGCTGTAATAAGCTTCAGAGTGCTAGGCCGATTAGTAGAGAATGAATCGGTTACTAGCGAGAGGCGGTGATGAGCGCCTTGATTATTAACTTGAAATAATAGTGCAGTTTTTGTTTTCCCTGATTTCTTGCGTTTTGGTTTTTGAGATTGTTTAACGTCTCGTTAAAGATGAGACAAAGAACTTCCCTACCACTCTGAAGCCTATTTAGTTTTAAACGAGCAATTACACGTACTTTTTCTGATACTGACGACAGGTAGTCCACATGGAACACTTGCCTTCTCTAAGCCGTGAAGCCGTCCACTCAAGGGCGAAGTCCACGTCATAGGCCAAACTGTCACTTATGTCTGGGTGAAACTTGCGATTGATTTGAGCCACTCCCCTGCTTCTGTTGGAATAACCCATATGCAAGTCACCGTCACCACAAGGCAGAAAGTCTCCGTTTGAAGTCTTTGCCGCCTCGTTGTTTATGATGTAAGTAAGCTGTGCTTCCGATACCCCGAAGTCCTTTGAAACCTCAGAAATCTTATGGAACATGGCTTCCTTAGCTATCACCGCACAAAGTAATATTTCGATATGCTTCTAAATTAAGTCGATCCGCCACTTCTCACCTGCCCGTTTTCCCTTCGACTAAAAGGGTTGCAGGACTGCTATTTCCGCTGGCCCAACACCGTAATTTCCCCCTTAGTAACCTTGCGGTAAATCACGTAGAGAGCCGCCGCACCCGTAACGACTGCGGTTATCTCCTCAGTCCCGATCGGGATTTTGAGGAGAGCGAGAATGCTTGAGATAATGACTACGAGTGATGCGATGTATTCTTGTGACATATAAATAAAAAAGGACGCCGAAAATGGCGTCCATTGGTGATTAATTTGTTACATTAAGTATACACCTTCTATAAAAAATGCAAGCTATTTTACAAGTGGCTTCTCGATTAAGTTAATGCTTGCATTGCAAATGTTTCCGCAACCTTTACAGATGTATTTTTGATATCTTCCCCCCACTTTATATTTAAACCCGTCTTTGATTAACTCATTTGAAAGACACCTCGGACACTTGGTTAGCGTTCCTGCGGTTATGTTTAGGTTAGGGTGAGCTTTCATCCACGGCCTCATCCACAAATACACCCCTTCAAGAACTCTGATGTCCTGCATGCAGTATTTCTCGTGCTTTTCCCATGAAGCCTTGTCTCCTACTTGAACCACCCGTTGCATGACGCCGCCGTGTTCTTGCTTTCCTTTCACCCCAGCCATTTTCGCAAGGTATTCTAATTTATGGGATATGAAGTTAAACACTTTCTTTCCCTCGCGGTACGGATCAATGGTTATTTCCTCGCGTATGGCCGGAAAGCCGTGCTTGGCAAATATGCCGTTGGCGATTTTTATGTCAAAGCTGTTTCCGTTGTAGGCGCACAAAATCTTGGCCTCGTTCATTACCTTGTGCAAGTCCCTGGCCAGTTCCCTATCGTTATGAGGCTCGGTTTTATACAAGGGATAGTCTCGAAGCGATTTGCACATAATTCCTTTCTCACCAACTTTCTTATAGGCAAAGCACGTCATGTACGGATCGCGCTCAATCCACACAACCTTGGCGTCATACGGCGCACCGTACGCGGCGTAAAGTGACGGCGCGGTTTCTATGTCAAACAGTGTTATGTCGCTCATTAGAATATAACTCTATAAAACTCAATCGACAGCCCTTTTTCTAAGACGTAGTACTTATACCAGCCCCCGATGTCCCAGTGGTCTTGCCACTTGCCCGTTAAAGATGAGTTGGAGTAAATCTGTCCGTTATCTCCGATGATTCCCGTATGTCCTTTGTTAGCCCCCTGAGTGGGAGATACGATAATGTCGCCACGCAAAGCGTCTTTATAGGTAACCTTAGCGAATCGGGTTGAGTACTTTAAGGTCTGGGAAAGGGTTATGGTAGAAGCACCCTTGCAGAAAGGCTTACCAAACACTTCTATGCCGATCTGATTTAGAGCTTCCACGCAATTAACTTCTTTCGGGGCTGTGTCGGGTATTCCCTTCTTTTCAAATCCCAGTTGCGTCTTTGCGTAGACGTAGAGCTGTTCCCTTTTCCCTATGCCAAGCCACTCAAGCAATTTCAAAAATTCTGTCATTCTATTAGTTTCAGATTTCTTAATACATTTATAATTAAAGTTATGAGGGATTCGCTTGCCTGTTCGGTCTTGAGCTTGGCCACTGACCACCTTATTGCAAATTCTGGGTTGATGTTTCTGTCGAGCTTCTTTATGAAAGGCTCATAGGTGTCGAATACGTAAAGATAGTTGTCGTCCATGTGAACGCAGGTTACGAGGTGATTGTCCCTTTCTTCGCGAGGTCTAAAGTACACGTCGCCTTTTGAAAACCACGCCGGTACGCTTATGGCTACGGGAGAGTACTTGAGGGCTTTCTTCAGTTTCTCGAGCTTCACTTCCTGATTTTCGTGGCGTTCAAATACGACATACCAATTAAGCGCCCACCTTTTTAAAAATTGCTTCCCTGCCGCCAAGCAGGTGTTTTCATTTCCCCCTTCCCATGAATTGAATTCTTCCCACGATGTTATGTTTTCCGAAAACGGAAGCATTGAATCGGGTATAAGGCCGTCATGCCTAAACGATTGGGCGGCGGCAATGGGCGATCCCCCGAACGGCGAGGGGTTAGAAAACATGAGGTTAAACCTAGCCGAAAAGTTGCGGTCTTTGATTCCGTATTCTTCCTCTAAAATAATGGCGATAATGTGCTGCTGGGCTTCAACGAAGCAAGCCGAGGATTCTATGCCGTTTCGCCTTTGCAATTCTTCGGGCGGGAGATAGTCTCGCCAGTCGCCGTCCTCGCGGATTACCGGAGTGGCTACGACGCCGAACCTGTAGTCGTTTTCCGTTATATTGGGATATATGAAGTTTCCCTTTATGAGCTTTACCTCATAGTTAGTTTCTGTATTCATCTATAAATTTGTTTAGTCTGCTTTCCATGTTTTGATTGATTCCCTTGATATCTTCGAGGCGGTTTCGCATCTCGTTTACCGTTCCCTTGATCTCCCCTATATCTGCAATAGTCGCCGATTTGAAGGCGTCTAAATCTTCCTGGGTTTTAGTGGCCGCTTGGCTTCGAGCAGTGTAAATAGTTCCCGCAAGTCCAATAAGAGACATGAGTATCCCGAATATGACTCGCTCTTTTGTAAAGATTTTGAGAAAATGTTTCATTAGCTTGTGATAATAAAGTAATCTTCTCCGTGGGTAGTTGCGACCGGTTCTTCCACACCCACTACAGTTGCAACCAAGATCCTTGCTGCTGCTATATCACCTGCGTTTGTCGTTGCCTTAACGTCAAGATTTTCACTAGCAGGCATCGTCATAGCCGCACTGATTTGTGCGTTGTCGATGTTTGTAAGCGTTGAGTTTGTGACTGTTCCGCCGCCGTCTGCCTGTTCAAGCGTTACATCGGAAGTAGAATCATTTGCCGCTTCTGCTTGGAAATAGTACGTGTTTGTTACACCAGACCATTCCGTTGAATCCCAGGTAGTCTGAAATAATTGCAGAGAAGTTCCTGCGGTAAAGAGAGTATTGGCGAGGAGATACTGGGGTTCGAGTTTGGTAAAGGGTAATGTGTAAACAGCAAACAAAACATCTCTACTTCCCGCTTCTACAGTCCATGTCGGAGAGAAATACCTAGAGCCATTACCACCATGGCCGCCAGTAACTTCACCAACACGAACATAATTACTAGAATCTCCCCCAGCAAAATCTACAACTATCACATATTGAGTGCCTGATACTAACGTGTATCTATTAGCACCACTAAAGTTAAAGGTTTGATTGGTTTGTGATGTACTTAAAGTCGAAACGTCTACATTATCTGAAGTTGCGAGAGGTGAACCAGTCGGAAGACTTGAAGTTCCGTAAGTTCCTGAATGGGCGTATAAGCTTGCTGTGACATTTCCACCCGGAGAACCAACTTTAGCAAGATTAAAACTACAAGAATCCAACACACCATCCATGCTTGTAAAAGACTGCCCACGTCGAGTATATGTGGCAGAATCTTGGTTTTCATTAGAGGTAGAAGTACCTGTACAACTATCCATTACTGCGGGTACACCCGAGTCTCCATATTGGTCAATAACAATTTTCGCATTCCAAATATAAGCAGCACTTTTTGATGTACCTGATTTGTATGCAACACGATACCAATTGCCTGCCGTAAGAGTGATTGCACCGCTTCGAACCAAAGACGAGGAGTTATAAGCGGTTGTGGTTGTTATTGTGGAAGAAGCGACATCAGACCATGAAGGAGCAGTAATAGAAGTACTGGTTTGAAGAACTGCCGTAGTTGCGGATTTTGAGGAGCTGCATGCAAGTGTGGCTTCAAAGTAAGCCGTTATTGTTCCATCCCAATTGGCGGAAGTATATTTCCAATATTTTGGGTTGGTTGTCGGTACGTTCGTAGTAGAAGTAGTTGTTGCCTCATTACCTATTTCAATCTGAGTCTGGGTATTGGTAATGGTTGTAGCGTTTTGAATAATAACCACTCTGGATGCCTTAACGTAAGTGACATCTATTCCTCCTCCACCCACTCCGACTTGGTACTGTTTTGAACCAGTTGTAGGGGTAAAAGACGCAGAACGATAAAGTGTGTATCCCGTAGCAGTAATGCCAGTTATAGTAACCGCATCAGTACCATCGGTTATGTTCCTCAGTTTTACTGTACCTGTTCCTGAATCAACCTTCGCAACTACCTCAAAATAATAGGTTACCGTACCGTTGTATTTTGTGGTGTCTATAGTCGCAATACCATTCCATACAGCACCAGATGAAGATAAGCGAGTTCCATCAGCAAAGTTTATTTCTTGTCGTATCTGAGCCATATTATTTGAGGTGTTTTACGTCTGTGATGTACCAAAGCTCACAGGTTTTGTACCCGCCACGACCTTTTACCCAGTTCCAAAGTTCCGCATCTGGCGAATCATCGGCAATTGAAGTGTTCGACCAATCAAAGTCAGTCATCAATCGGCGAGACAAAAGAGAACAGCCGATCCCCTGTACGATGGTTTGGCTTCCAGGCAGTGCAGGATAGCCATGAGATACCCAGTCGGCATCACCGCCTGAGTACTTCATAAGAGTTTCAATAATATTTGCTGGTGGGATGTTGTCGGCTTCAATATTCATCCAGTGGGTATAGTTTCCCTTCACAAAATACTTCTGAACTTCGGCCATAGACTGACAAACCCGATACATACCATCGTCTTTTTCATCAGGCCTAAAAGTCTTGCGAGCCATCGGAATCTGGTCTTTGTATTTGTTATAGAAATCCTCGGTCTTCGAGTTATCGACAACAAAAATATCGTAGTTTGGGTACGTTAAGCTCTTTGCCATTTTCACCCATTCATCAAAGCAGTATGCCTTGCCGTCATAGGTAGGACACGTTACGAGCACTTTCGGCAGTTTCAGTTTTTCATCCCACCACTCCTTTGTCCTGTTGGTCACAAAGCCCTCTTCGCCCACAACGCTTCCTGTCGTGTCTATGTTGTGTACCTGAATCTTTCCCACTCGGTTGCATTCCATCCAGGCTTTCTCTATATCCTCTTCTTTCACATATTCCCAAAGCCCCTGAGAGTGAACCACATCGAATGAATTGTCCTTGAAAGGAATGTCTGTAACCGAACCTAGCACCACATTTCCATGAGAGTTTGCTACGGCGTATTCTGATATATCCATGCCATAAGCAATGCAGCCTTTTTCCCTAAGGACACGCACCAGTTCGCCGCAGCCCGTTCCGATATCCAAAAACCTGACCTTGCCGTATTTTTCAATTAGAGAGTCCGCCAACGATTCGCAATAATCGTGCCTATGCACCGTTCCCCATATATCCTCAAAGTATTTCTGATCGAATTTCTCCATGAGCTTTGTTACAATTGAACCAGTTGGCTTCCCACCGCATTACGGAAAGCGTTTTTTTCCTGAGTTGTTAGAACTTTAGTAAATTGAATCACTAATCCTGTTTTCGTAGGGTAGATATCGAAGTCTAATCCGGTAATGCTTTTCACAGCCTCTATATCGTTTATGGCATAGGCCGTATTAGTAGTTGGTGGAAGTAGGTCTAAGTTTGTTCCTGCCATGAAAGCATCGAGCGCTGTTTTTTGCTCGGTTGTAAGCTCAATTGAGAACATTATTTCTGTTGAATCTCCAGAATCATTAAGACCAGTAGGCATGATTCCGATTAACCTGCTGATCCTCGTGGCTACTATCGCCAAGTCGTCAATTTTTACGTTGTCGTATCTATAAGTCATATATTTTGTTATTAATCTGCGTCATAGGTGTACATGAATCGGCATGATAGCTGTGTTGGCGAGGATGCCGGAGTTCCTATATCCACTCGCATTGTTTCCCCTGCAGTAAAGCTGTTATTGCTTGCTGTATAGTTGAACTTGTTAATCGTCGTTGAAGCCGTCGGCATGTACAACGCCCTGTTCGTGCCGTCATAGAGAGAAACCCCAACAGTTCCCGTATTTGTCTCACAGTAGGCATGTTGGACCGTTATAGCCGCAGGTGCAGGACCAATTCGTAGTGTGGTAGTTCCCGCCCATGAAGTAGTTGCATAAGCAAATCCAAGGTTATCGAATGGCTGTATAACCCTCTTAGTTGAAGCTCCGAAATACAGGAATTGATCCGATGTGGTATCTACTCCAATTTCACCAGTTGTGTCTACAGTCGGCCCGCCGTTAGGGATTTCAAATGACGTAGCCCCACCGAAGTCGTATATCCCCGTTCCTGTATCGCCCGTGTTTAGAATGAATACGTCATCTACAGAAAGGTCGTCTCCCGTTAAGGTGATATTCGTTCCCGCCGTGAGGTTAAGGTCATCTGATACGTCAAGACCTGCAACGTCTGCCGTTCCTACAGTCGCACATGTTGCTACGCCTAATGCAGATAGTGAACGGACAAATTGGTTAGTACATGAAGTCCCTGCATACTCTGCGAAAATTCCCGATGCACCCGTGAGCGTAAGGGCTGATGTGAGCGTGTCCACGTCAAGCTGGCCACTGATACTTAGGTTAGTAGATGTGGCATTAGTGCTTGTGGAGTTAACCATGTCCAAAGCTCGTATCGTAGACGATGCGTTGTTGACCAGTATGCCGTAAGTCGTTGTTGTAGGAGTGAGCGCACCGTTTACCACATTCCAGCCCCGTGGATCGACGCCGGAGTATGCCGTGGTTATGCTTGTCGCACCCGAACCTGATATGACACCGGAGAGAGTGATTGTCTGGTTTCCTGTTAAGTATGTATTGGTGTCTACTGAAAGCGTGCCGTCTCCACCCGAAGTCTTAACAAATCCGTTTGAGGTAAGGTTGGAAAGTTTAGCGATATTCTGAACAGTATCAACGTCTATATCATTTGCCGTGCGAGTAAGCCCATCTCCAAAAGTAAGTGGTACTTGATAATCAGTATCCGCCACCGCCTCTTGAACCAGTCCGCTTGCGTTTACTTTGAGAAGTTCTGAAGTAAGCGAAGTGATAGCGAGGTTTGTAGTCGTTGCAGAAGTAGAGGTTGAATTTACAGTCGTGAGGTTAGTAATGGTTGAAGTTGAATTATTTACGAGAATCGGTACAGAGGTTGTCGGCGCAAGATAGGTATTTGAACCTGCCATTTCCCAAGCCTGACCGAATGAAGCACCACCGACGCCAGTCTGATCCGCAGAACATGTTACCGTTCCATCTGCTGAAATGGCCGATACTTTGTCTGAGCCGCTACATGTTGTGGCTGTAATAAGCGTATAGTCCGTGCCATTGGCCGCAGTTCCCACCACTCCCGTGCTTCCCTTTAATATCCCGTTAAGCGAAGCAAGTCGGGTTTGTCCTGATACATAGAGGTTAGTTGAGGTTGCGTTCGAGGTCGTGGAGTTTATTCCCGTGAAGTTCTGTAAAGTCGAAGAACCTATCGCCAAGAAGTTTCCTGCCGTTACGAGTCCTGAGAACGTTGCCGCCGTCATGTTCGTCAAAGTAGCATCAAGGTCTATGTCGTCATTCGTAAGAGTAAGATTATCGCCCGCAGTGAGGTTTGTGTTTGCTGAGATGTCCACGGTCGTAAGGTAGGTTGCATCGAGGGTACAGATCGTGCCATTACATGTGAAATCTCCGAAGTCTGCCGAGGCAAGCTCTGTTGGCCCAACTGATGCACCGAAGTTCGAGTAATCTGTTCCCGATACTGCTTCAAGCACCTTTCCGCTTCCGTCAACTTTAAGAAGTTCCGAGGTGAGAGACGAAATGGTGAGGTTGGTTGTCGTGGCGTTGGTCGTAGTTCCGTTAACAACCTGCAGATTTGTTACCGTAGATGTAGCGTTGTTGATAAGGATAGGCCATGACGAAGTTGCGGCAAGGTATGTGCCTGAGACTATCTCCCATGCTTGGCCGAAAGTTGCGCCTGTGCCGCCTTCATCAGTTCCGCACGTAAGGTTTCCGCTTGAATCCGTATCTATCGTGTTACAAGACGCAAGGTATGGAAACGCTGGCGTTCCGTTCGAGCTGATAGAGAATATATTTTTGGTTGAGGTTGCGAATGTTGTCGGAGACGAAGTAGCGAGGTAGAAGTTATTATTTATATTTCTGAATGAAATATGTCCTGTTGAGCCGTCTGAAAGCGTGAGCTGAGAGCGTGTAGAAGAAGCGATGTTAAGTGACCACTTTGGCGTTGATGTAGAAATGCCAAGTCGCCCTGAGCTGTATTCATTTGGATCATAGAACACTAAGGTATCTGCTGAAGCTGGTGAAGCTGGTACTGATTCGCCTAGCAAGCACCTTGAGTCTCCTGGAAAGCCCATGTTTATACATTCATCTGGACCAAGATAAATTCCGGCCCAAGGGGTTAATTCAGAACCGAGATTAAATGAATCTCCTGTAAGTGGGAGTAGCGATCCTACAATTGAAACACCATTAAGCTCGATGTCGTCCATGAAGCGAATATAGTCGTCTGATTGTGTACCTGCGTTTATTTGCAAATTACCACCAGACATAACCAAAGTTCCTGATTCACCTGAATCAGTTTCAAAAAGTTCAATAGTTGGCAGTGCATCTGACGATAGAATATATCCATAATTGTCATAGATACCCTCTTGGAATACCGCTGGCCCTGTGGTAGTAGCACCGCCTGATATTGTGAGTCCTGTAGCTCTTGTCCCCGCACCTATAGTAGATGATGCATATACTCCTATTCCTAAAGTAGTGGTTGGACTTAATGCACCGTTGGCTATCTCCCAAGATTGGCCGAAGGAAGCACCGCCACCCGTCTGATCCGTTCCGCATGAGAATTTACCCGTCGTTGCGTCCCATAAGAGCTTAGAAGAAGCACCCGTGTCGCAGTCTGCAAGCCCTGCACCGTAAAGTACCGAAGTAGAAGCCGTGGTTGCAAAAAGCGATGTAGAGGTTGAATGGGTTGTCGTTCCAAGCGAAGTCGTAAGATTTACTATCGTATTCGTTGCGTTGGTAAACATGTTAGCACCTGACCATGTGTTATCGGTGGTTGTGCCAAAAGCCAAGCTAAACGTCCTGTCCGATGTGAGGTTTCCGCCGCCTTGCAATGGATAAGTAGTGTTTATGTTCCTTGAAGCCAACGCGTACGTTGTATCAAGCGAGCATGTCGTGCCGTTACACGTAAAGTCTCCGAAGTCGGTTGATTGAAGTTCCGTAGGGCCTACCGAAGAACCAAAGTTTGAGTAGTCCGTGCCTGAAACCGCCGTGGTGACGACACCCGTTGAAGCCTTGAGTAGCCCCGTAAGAGAAGCAAGGCGTGTTTGGCCTGAAACGTAAAGAGTGGTAGACGTAGCGTTAGTTGAAGTCGAGTTGATTGAGTCGAGGTTCGTAATAGTCGAAGACGCGTTGTTTACGAGTATTCCATACGTCGTGGTAGTTGGAGTCAAAGCACCGCCTACTACGTTCCATGCCCTCGGATCAACCCCCGAATACGAAGTGGTGATTGACGTTGCCCCTGAGCCTGAAACTACACCGGAAAGGGTTATGGTCTGATTGCCGGTAAGGTAGGTATTGGTATCAACCGAGAGCGTTCCGTTGCCCCCAGAGGTTTTTACGAAGCCGTTTGAGGTGAGATTTGAGAGAGTTGCTATGTTTTGAGAGGTATCAATGCTTAGGTCGTCGTTAGTTAGAGTGATTCCTGTTCCTGCAGTAAGGTTGGTATCTGCCGAAACGTCTATACCTGAAAGCGTAGCCCCTGTGTGAGCGTGGGAATCATCAGTTACCGAAGGTGAAGCCCATGTGCCGCCAAGATCGCCCGAAGGGGTTGCACCGCCGTCAAAATCTATATCGTTAGCTGTTCGAGTGAGTCCGTCTCCGAATGTAAGCGGAACTTGGTAATCAGTATCGGCAACGGCTTCAAGAACTTTTCCGTTTCCGTCTACTTTGAGAAGTTCAGAAGTTAAAGAGGATATGGTTAGATTCGTGGTTGTGGCATTAGTGGTCGTTCCGTTTATGGTGTTGAGGTTTTGAATGGTTGAAGAAGCCGTCATGTATACACCCCGCGTAGAAGTTGGAACCAAAGCCCCGAATGAGTTTACCTGCCAGTCTCTGTACTGCGAGTTGTAGTAATCCTGTGAGGTTGTCGAATAGTAATAGCCTTTAGGAAGCGTATCGAGGTAGGTTAGAACCCGTGCATCCGTGTAATAGAGGTTTGTTCCCTCGGCCACGTTTGTCGTCTTTAGCCCAAGCGATGAAGTGGCAATTTGCTGCCAGCCTCCCCCTGCATATGAACCTACCAGTACGCTAGCCGCCGAAGGATTTGAAATCGAAGTACCACCCCGTGAAGCCGCCAACGTGCCAGTCCAGCCAGGCGTAAAGGTGTGTGTGTCTCCCGATGAACCGATCGTAAGCGTCACGTTGGTGTCTGTCGAGGTCGCGAATACCTGAGACGAGCCTGTCTGAGCGTTTGAATACTGAGCGTATAATGCCGTGATTCCGCCCCCCGCACCTGCGTCCGCCCCGCAGCCAAATTGACCCGTTGACGAGTTCCATATGAGCTTGTCTGACGAGCCTGAGCATGAAGTAAGACCTGCACCTCTAACCGTATTGGTTACATACAAATTAGTTGAAGTGGCGTTTGTGGTCGTTGCGTTTATACCCGTAAAGTTTCTAAGCGAAGTTGATCCTGTTACAAGTACTTGTCCGTCTGAATAGAACTTGATTACCGAGTTGGCAAAACTTGAGTTAGTGAAGTCAAAGAAGTTCGAGCCTGACGCGTCACCAAGGTCTACCCTAAAGTTTTCATTGCCTCCAGTATCCCAAAGCCACGATCCGTCTGAACCTGTTTTAACCTGTGAAGCATTGCCCCCGCCGCCACCTGCAAACTCCAAGGCGGTATCATTAGCGATGTTTACCTGTGCGTTAAAGGTGTTGTTATTCGTGAAGGTATTTGACGAGTAGAGTTTCGGAATCGTTGTCGATGAATGGACAAAGTAAGTAGCCGAAGTGGTAGAGAATCCAAGCCCCTGCGAAGCCCAGTAGTTAGATGAAGTCGTTGAGAAACCTGAACCCGTGCCGCATGAAATACCCGTTGCGGTAAGATAGCCGCCTGACCATTCCGCACACCCTGAATTTCCTAATTTAAAAAGATTAGTAAGTATATGTAAATTTGGGAAAGTTGAAGTGGCCGTCGTATCAGTGGCGGTAAACCAGCCAGCCGTGGGAGAAGATGACGCAATGAGCCTTAACGGATTGTTGCCCATGATAAAGGTATACGGGCTTGAAGTGTTAAGTCCCGTTCCGCCCTGCGTTACCGTAAGCTGGGCTGATGCGCCAAGCGGTATTAAGAAAGCTATAAGTGTGATTAAGAGTTTTTTCATGTTTATTTCATTGCGTAAATATTTCCCCCAGTTCCCACCGCACTTGAAAGCGTTACCGTTCCTGCGTTGTATGACCACGTAATTGCTCCACCTGTCGGGGCATAAGCCGCACCGTTAATGACTACTAGCTGAGGCTCGTCAGTGAAGGTGAAGGTTGCGTTTGAATCGTCTACCGTGCCCGTGGCGGTAAGGACCGTAAACGATCCGCCCACTCCACCTGAACTTGAAATGGTTATGTCGTTTCTCTCTCCGACTGCGTTGTGGGTAATTGATATATTTGTACCTGCAATAAAGTTTATGTACTGGGAGTGGCCTTTAAGCGTACCGTCAACGTAGATATCAATTCCCCTTGGTCCTGACACAAACGAAACACCTTTTTTGTCCTGTTTGATTCCCTTTATGTGGGCGATGTCGATTTTTTTGCTTTCGTCGTCGGTTGGCAGGTCGTTTATCTTGTCAATTATGTTTTCTCCGGTGTCAGGTGAGCCGTCCTTTCCGTCTAAGCCCTTGTCGCCTTTATCGCCCTTCTCCCCGTCTTTGCCGTCCTTACCGTCATTACCGTCACTGCCACGATCACCCTTGTCTCCTTTTTCCCCTTTTTTAAGTTTGATTTGGGCGGCAACTTCTTTTATGAATTTCTTGGCTTCTTTTATCTCCCTGTCCACAATGTCGTGAGCCGCACATTCGGCGACGCCCTTAGATTTCTGTATTTCTTTTATGAGGTGGCGGATAAGCGGAACAACCTCGTCTAATTTTGCGTAAGGTTGGTTGGCTGCTTCTATTAACTTTTGTAATTGTGTGCTTTTGTCCATGTGGATAGGGTTCGTTGACTAATTATTTATTGGGTATAGTGTTAAGGTATATGAATAAATCCTTATTTGCGTTATTCGTTTTAATGGCTTTGTTAAGCCCTTTATTGGCAGATGCGGCTTGGTGGAATCCGTTTTCATGGTCTAATTCCGCCACTGTTTCCCAGTCAGCCACCGTAAACGCTTCTTCGTCCGTTATCGAGGTAATCAAGGAAGTTCCCGTAGAAGTGGTGAAAGAAGTTGAGAAAGTAGTAACCAAAACGGAATATAGGGATAATCCTGATCTACTTGCTGAGATTGCTTCACTAAAGAAACAACTTGCCGAGGCCAAATCTCTAAGGTGTCCGGTCGAAACTAAGGTTGAAGCCAAAGTAGAGACAAAGGTCGTAGTATCAGGTGAGCCTCAAAGAAAGGACACAAAGGGCTGTTTGGCTTACTTCCCTGCTTACGACAAGGCGACTTCTACCCTTGCTGCGGTGAAGCAGAAGTATGCAGAGGATATGGACTACTATTCTCAGTTTGAATTGACTGATGAAATGAAGTCCAAGATTCAAAGCATTAAGGACAAGTACAATGTTGATCTCGCGGCTGCAATTGAAACTGCGAGTTCCACGAGGGCTGTCTTAAGGATTCAATGCCAATAAATTTTTAATGAACTTAGTTTAACGTCATTACGGACTTATGGTTTACACTGCCATCTTTATAATTATTGTCCTCACTATTTACTGGTTTTTTGCTGGCAAATCTGAGGCTGATTTATAATTATTTGATTTGACTCCTAACTATCGGTTCTAAACTTTCTATTCCTTTTTTAACTGTGTCCCCTGCTTTTGGTGCTTTTCCAAGTAATGCGCCGACTCTTCCTGACTTTGAAGCGAAATTCGCAAGACTTAAGGCTAATGCACGAGGTTCTAATGAAGCTGCCGACAGAGTTATAATGTCAGTGAGTGAAATTGCTGAATTTCTTTCTGCGACAGGAATCCTTCTAATAAGCGCATTCATTACTGGGATAAGATTTGATATTTCCTTATTTATAGCCTTTACTCCATCCGGGCTTCCTTCTTCAATTGCAGTTTTTAACTCATTATAAAAAGTGTTATAGACCTTTTGGCTCGCTGTTGCCTCGGGAGTGGGTACACCATATGTCCATGCCCCAAAATGCCCTGAGGCTCGCTTGACTAATTGAGCCTCAGGAATAGACACAAGCCCATTTTGACCAGATACCGAAGAAATTTCGTTTCTGAGTTTTTCTATGGCACCCTCCATTTGTGTATTTGATCCAAAGTTTTCTAATTTATTACCAAGTAGTCTTTTTGCTGTTTTTTCGTAGATTAAATTCAAGTCAATTGTTGAATTTGTATTTGTTAGCTTTTCATTTAATTTTTTTGATAGCTCATCAAGTTTGAGGTCAGTTTTTTCAAATGATTGTTTTAGAGAGCCACCAAGGTTATATTTTTTTACTGTATCAATCGAGAAACCATCTTTGATATCAGCTTGTGTAGGCTTAATTACTGAGGTTTGAATTTTATCCCCGGTTTTACCAACAAGGTCAGCAAAAGTTTTAATACCTTTCTCTGCTAGCCCAAAAGCTGCACCAGTTATAGCTCCTGTAACTGCCCCTTTTGCCCCTGATTCAACAACTTGCTTTAAATCTCCACCTTCAGAAGCTGCCTGTGAAGCCCCACCGAGTACGCCCGTTGCTCCAAATTGTGCACTTTTCCCTAATATACTTTGAGCTGGATTGACTACTAAAGAACCTAAAGTTGATACTATTTTTCCAACATCACCAACGGTTTTACCCATTTCTTCTTTATTCTGTTGTGCGCTGGACTCAAATCTTTGCATGTCACCTGTTGCTAAACCAACAAGTGAATCTACAGAAGTTCCCACTGCTCTACCTAATTGATTCCCAGGCAATTTTTGTAGAAGTCCTGAAGCTGCATCTAGTGCTTTCTGACCTGAGTTACCACCAGTGGCTAATGGTGATACAGTTGCTACAAAATCCGGAGTTTTCGAAGCTGGTTCTTGAGGTTCAGAGGAACCAATTACAAATGCACCCGAGGTATCTCGTCTATAATTATTTACATACGTTTGAATATCCTTTGCTTGTTTTCCGGCCTTAAACAAAGCATCAATATTCTGTTTCAATTGCTCTTCTGTAAGTTTTGGCGTAAGTTTATCCATTAGTTTGGCAAAGATATACCTTGATAAGTTGAAGGTGTATTTGATCCAGGGGGTAATACTATTCCGCTATAGGTCTGCTTATTGGCAGGTGCAAGTAATGTATCAGCTAGAGATTTAACATCTTCGTAAGTCGAGAGAATGCCGCTTACATCTCGACCAAAACCAGCCTGGGTTTTTATCTTATTTTCGAGTGATCGTTGAACAGATTTTATAGTGATTCCCATAATTGCATCGTTTACTTCTTCAGTGCTTTTCAAGTTGGCAAGAGTTCTTGCATAGAGTTGAACATCATTATCAGTAAGTACACCGACTTCACCATAAATACCTCGTGCCAAGTTAGGAACGAGAGCTTGAAGTTGAGCCTTAATTTGCTGTGCCTTTACATCGTAAGGATTGGCTGAACGGATAGTGCCCCAGATTGGCCCGGTTTTTTCCCCAGTGAGTGCTGTTTTAAGTTCATCGATCTGACCTATCACATTAAGAGCTTTCTCAAACGATTGAGTGAATGAATCACTTACGGCTTTACCTCCTGCGCTAGCCTTGATCACACCAGTAATGTCACCTGAGTTCAATGCCGCTTGTTTAAGCTTATTAAGCTCGGCTGCCACCTCTGCCCTCTGTGCAATCGGAAGTTCTGAAATTTCTAGGCCACTGTTTCCTTGAAATATTGATTCAGCGATTGTTTGTGCTCTTGTCTTACCATCAGCTGGAATAGTATTGGTATAAACAATATTTGTAAGACCCTTTGAATCGGTTGCCTTTCCAATTGCATTGAACAAACCTATATTTCCGTCCTTTAATGCTTCCAGTTGGAGTTTTCCTTTTTGTTCCTCAAATGCTGTTTCCTTTGCAAGTTTTCTATCGAGTTCTTTTGTCTTAGCCTGGAACTGTCGATCTTCCTCCTTGGTAAAGAGATCTTTATTTTCCTGATAGACAAACTTTGCATATTCTAGGCGATCTTTAATACCTTGTGTTTTAAGTGCTATTTTTCGGTCAATAATACCTTGAGCAGTATCCAAGTCTCTATTTGCCGCGCTTTGAATAAGGGCGAGATCTGCCTGTTCGAACGCATATCGGCGGTTTATTTCTTTAGACTGTTGAGCTTTCTGAACGTCTGTCAAACCAAGGCCGTCTAAAGCCCTCAATTCATTATTCTGCGCCCTTTGAGAGGCTTCTAGTTTATTCGTGACGTCGGTAAGTGACTGGGTTTTCTGGGCGATTTTAGCCTCCTCTTCCATCTTTAACTGCTTATTCTGCGTGTCATATAGCTCGTCATAAAGCCCTTTAAGGTCGTTTTGCGATTCATTTTTCTGGGATTCAAGCTTACTTAGCTCGTTGTTGTTGGCCTTAGCCATGCCCTCGGTCATTCCGGTTATGCCTTCTGCTGTGGTAGATTGCGTGACTTCCGGCAGTTTAAGGGATGGCGTAGACTGCAAATCCTGCGGCGTGATTGGATCAGTGCCGTTGCGTGAGATTATGCCCGTATTTGTAAATGCCCCACCAATTTGTGAATTTTGTACAGGCGGTGCAAGCGGGGTTGTTTGTATTTTCCCGTTTACCACTTCCTCTCTTACTGCTCCACCTATTTTGTTATCGTTATTCATTTAATTAATTGGTTGATTTGTTGTTTTTGCTAGAAGCAAGTCATAAACCTCTCCCTTGCCCGTAAACTGCATGCAAACCTTGAATTGAATCCAAGGGTCGTTTTGTCCTATGGTAAATTGATCGATTTTTACAGTTTGTTTAGCCAATGCGCCGATTTTCTTCCAGTTCTGTATGCGGAATTTAAACGTGCCGCTCGTGCATCCTGTATATGTTTCATCAACGGTAATGGTGGTTGTGGGGTTTGAATATGAAGCGGTAGAGATATGCGAACACTTGCCTCCTCCTTTGCCCTGTAGAACTTCCACCTCGTAACCTACTTTTGAGCTTAGGTCGGCTGAAACCGTAAACGTGGTAGTTGAAGTCCATGTGCCCGTGTATTCGACAGGTGCGGGGTCATCGGTGCGGTACTTAACAATTATCTTGTCGGATGAATCCAAGAACTTCTTAAATCGAACGTGAAGTTTCTGCCAAAAATCCTGAACCTGAGAGCTAAATATTTTTGTAGTAACCAAATAGCCATACTTTTGTATGGTGTCGTTTCGGTCGTCTATTGCGATTACTTCTTTAGTTGTAGTTGCATCAGAGTATATCTGTGCGCCCATAAGCATTGAGCCGTTTGCTGATGCGTGTGAAGACTGGCTTGTGTGAGCATAGAGAGCGCCCGCACGTGAAATCCTGTTCTGTCCGTAGTCAGTAATAGTGCTTGTATAAAGAGATAATGGTTCAAGATGATACCAACCTATTTCAGGATCATATTCATACAAACCAGAGGGCATGAACTCTTCGATTGAAGCCTCGTTGTCCTCATATTCATTGTTTATAAGTATGCGAATTTTACCGTCGACGATTCCAATGCCATTAGGGTGAATCCACCTGTCGTTTACTGAAGAAAGTGCATTTTTAAGCATTTTTCCCAGCTTTACAGGTAGTCTGCCATTCGGTGCTTCAACAAATGACCCGCCGTTGAAGTACATAAGCCGTCCTGTGTTATCTATTACCCAAGGTGAGTCGTCTTTAATAATCATTGCATTGATTCCCGCTGCGTCTGGAATGATATACGCCTCGTTAGGATCGTTAGCGGTTGCTCCGTCCCATGCAAATACCCTACAGCCATTTTCCACTTGATTGATCGTACCTATCCAAATACGGCTAGACGTTGCCTTCATTGTAGATATCAAAGTAACGGGATAGCCCCTGTTAGCAAGGTTTAGAGAATTTGAACCTGATGTGGTTATCGTATTTATGTCTGAAGGTACAAACGATTTTACATAAATACCCGCAGAGCCGCCCGACGGAACTACATCAGATACATATACTCGTGAACCGTACACACAAAGTATATGAGCAGAACTACTTGTGTAAGGAGTTCCAGTTGTTTCCGACCATGCACCTGAAGAAGCCGTGAATTTATGGATATCGGTCGCACTGCTGATAATCATGTAATCCCTACCGAACGCAACAATATCCGAAACATCGGAAGAAAGAATTGTAGGAGTATTTGCTGTTGCATCTTTAGCAAAGGCTGTTTGATGTCCGCTTGAAAAAACCATCCTAAATACATAGGAACCTGCAACGCACCACGTATACGTGTTGCCGCCGCTTTGGTCAGCGAACGTTAAAAATCCTACGGGTACGCCAAGATCGGTAATATCGTCGGTGGTTACGATGGTTCTAGGCGATACTTTTACTGCTCCCCTATTTGAATAAAAATCAATTGAATTAGTACCGACAAAATCGCCTATGATGTCGCTTTTACTCGTTCTTAACCATAGATTGTTTCGAGGTATTCTCATTAGTCGTTGAAATATGCCAACTTATACGTGCCTGTCCCAAATTGAACCTTTATATATCCAGCCGGGTCTTCTAATACAGAAATGTCTTGCGGTGTAGCACTCACGGTTATGGTCCTGCGGATATTTGCTTGGGTATATGCACCGGTGCTAGATTCCGCCGCATAAATACCCTTAAGCCTGTCTTTAAAAGCCCTTTCAACTGCAATGGGAATGAGGGATGAGGTTTGAAGCTTGTTTATCTCAGCCTTAAGTTCCTTTACCTCTTGTCTAAGTTGTGTAAGTTCCTGTTCCATTAGTTGTCGAGTCGTACTATAAGAGTTCTAGCGGCGGCCGAAGTAATGCTTCCCGGTGTAATCGTCGAGGGCACGGTGTCCGCCGTGACTGTTACCGTTCCTTCAATTACGGGTTCAGATGATATATTTCGTAAATCGCCCGCATCCACAAGATCGGTATTCCAAGTAAGTACTTCCAAACTTGCCGTGCTTACGGGCAGAATTGTTATGTAGTAGACGCCAGCCGCAATGACGACCGCAGAAAGCGAAGTTGTAATCACACCTGAAGCTGAAATTGATGCGGTAGTCACGCTAAATAACCTCGTTTGGCCGTCCTCTGAGAACAGGGATACCTTAACCGTTCCCGCAACCGATACACCGTTACACCTGAAAGAAATTTTATTGGCCGTGATTGCGAAAGGTACGATTATCTGACCTACCCGCATTGTCGTGCTAGTAGATATCGCAAGGTTGAATGAGCCGCCACCGTTTGCACCGTTGTTTTGAACGATCGCCGCGTTCGGATGAGGAATAGTCGTAAGCATTGAAGTACCGGCTGAAGGCGTTTGCCACGTACCGTCATCTCGCAAAAACTTTATTCCGGTATTTTCCAGTTTTTTAAGAAAGCCATGCTTGGTTGCTGAAGCATTATTGGTCGTGACGTCAGTAAGCGCGAGTGCGTCTTCATCTAGCGTTCCGCCACCTGCCGCGTCCTCGTGGGTATGGGTTGCGTTTGCGAAAGAAGCGATTGTCGGAGTGGTAAGGGTAGGCGACGTGAGGGTTTTGTTTGTAAGCGTCTGGGTTGCCGTTTTGCTTACAGCCTTGTCTGTTCCGGTGACTTCGCTTAACTTGTAGTCGTGTGACGTAGTTACAGCCGATCCGTCAACTCCCACCTTAGCTTCAAGGGCCTCAATCGCATCATTAGCGTTAGCATGCTGTGCGGCATGGTCTACGACAGCGACCGAATCCGTTGCCGATGGATTTGTAAGCTGATCTATAGTGTTAGGAAAAGTTGTAGACATTAGCTTTTGTTTTGATTAGTCCATACCACTGCGTAACCTATCCCGTTATAAAGCACCGCATCACCTGAAACCGGATCGTTTTCCTCGTTGTAGGTAAGGTTTAGATGGTTATATAGCCAGCCTAAGCCAGCCTTAACTTGGTTAAGCGTTCCCCACGAAGTTGAGGATTTATTTTCATTTGTACATGTTGACGCCGAGCTTTTATTTTCTGTAGTCCAAGCCATTATCGTGTTGAGTTAGATTGATTTACCTTAAAGCGTGGGCGTTCGTCTTTGTTTCGACCTGAATAAAAATCCTTGATTCGGGCTTCTTCCTTTTCAAGCAAACCGTAAAGGCTTTTAGCGTTAGTAAGTGTTCTGTCTATTGCGTAGTAAGCCGAGGCGTGAAGTGACAGATAGCCGTGGAATATCGAAGGGATGCCAGGCACTTTCGTGGTATCGCTGTAGACGAAATATGAAGGGCCTCGCTTAAAGTAGATTTTCAATCCGCCCGTAGCGCTGTAGTTTGGCGTGTAATTAAAGAATATCGAGTTGGATCGCTTGTTGTATTTGGTAGGCGTTCCGCTTTGTGATTGCTCAAAGTACACCTTATAGTCTCTGTCATTTTCATCATATGTATCAAGCTGAATCCAGTTGCCCGACGAATCCTGTATCAACACCTTTTCAATCTCTAAATGTTCAACGGCAAACGTATAATCCCTCTGTCCTGAGACGAGGTTGGTAGTAGCAATGCCATAATCCGTATAATTCGTGTCGTCATACTGCCACCTGCCGTCTGAAGTCATGGCAAGATACACGAAGCTATCCTGTGCCCTGTTTATTCGTGCCGTGAATTGATACAAAAGGTCTGTATCGCCTGATATTCGGCCATAAGAATTGTCGCCGAACACCTTAACCTCGCAGTCTTCTATAAGTCCTAGTTTTGTAGATGTGTCTTTGAATTGCATTTTTGTGAGCTAATCTAGGCCACCGATTTGCCTAGACCAGCCCACAAGGGGCGGTCGAGTTAGAACTCTGCAAACTTAGCGACGCATGAACCTTCTGGGGAGAAAGTTCCGATGCCGCCAGCCATGCCGATAACAACGTATTCGTTAGGACCAAAGATTCGGTTCGTCTGTGCAAGCGCGCTCTCGGTGGTTGATGCCATGAGAACGGTTGCCTTTGCGTTAGCCGAAACTGATGCCTCTCGAATGAGGGTTGTCGTAGCGTAAGCTGTTGTAGCCTTAGCAACGGTTACCGTTGAAGCCGTAGTCGATGAGACGTCGAGCTTAACTGCGCCGTATACAAGGGTTGAAGTAGCTGCCGGTGCTTGGATAGCGCAAACGGTTGTCGTAGCCGCCGTGAAATCTCGGTTGTATGACCATGTTCTAAGGTCGCCGACCGTGAGATCGAAAGCGGGAATAACATTTGATGTAAGCGCACCGAGCGTAGATGGAACATTGACCTTCACTTCAGGGACAATTACGTCCTTTGACGATCCGGCAATATATCCGCCTATGGTAAGCCCCGCAACAACTGCAACAGTTACGAAAGTCTTGATTAGATTCATTTGTATGTAACTGATTAGTTAATAATTAGAGGCTTGCAAGATGCTTTTCCAGCACCGCTTTCTTAGCTTCGTACTTCTTAGGATTCTGCTTCTTGTATGCTTCGATAAGAGCTGCAAACTTCTGCTTTGCTTCTGATACTTCCTCTGTCTTTTTTACTTCTTTTGCCATATTTATGTTTAGTTACTTTCCGAGGGGCATGGGGATGAGTGAATCGGTGGGAAGCACTCAGCCCTACGCCCCCAAGAAAGGGCTAATAACTAGGCAAGCGTAATGTCGACAATGAGATCAGTTTTCTGTGCCCAGAGCTTAAATCCGACAAGTCCGTAAGCTACGATTTCCTTACCTGTCTTACCTGATACTGACTTTTCGTCATACTGGATTCCTCGTGGAGATGCGTATGTTGAGACACCCTTTACGCCGAATACTCGGTGACCAGAGTTTGTGTAGGTAGTAGTACCAAGAGTCTCCGATGCGAACGTGCCTGATCGGACGACGTAGATGTCAACACCCATGTATGAATCCATGAAGCCGTTTCGGAGAGCTGCGTCTGCGAATGAGAAACCGTTAGTAGCCTGTGCCTGAATGAATCCTGGAACGTCCGTGTTTTCGATAACAAGGAAGAGGCCCTGATACATTTCTGAGAATCCTGCAACCTTAGAAATAAGGTTAGACATGATTACGTTGATGTTTGATGACGTGGTGAAACCTCCTGCTGGGGTTGTATACGTACCAGTTGCATCTTCAGTGAGATTGTTGAGAACGAATCGGTCGATTCGGTTTGCGACTGCATAGCCAATTTCATCCATTCGAGCTGGCATGAGATTGTAGTTGTTCATTACGCCTTCGAAATCGAAGATGTGTTCGCCGTAGATTACCTCATCCGTTACGGTGAGAGAATCCTCGCTGATTGTCCAAGCTGAAACTGCGTATGTACCTGCGGTTGCCTGTACGGTTGCCGTTGGCTGGTTTGAGTAAGGGTTGTGAATGTACTTCGAGTCCGATCGGTCTACTGAGCAGATTTTTTCTGCTACGAGAGCGTTTCGGAGAACCTTCTGAAGATTCTTTGAGAAATACTTTGCGCGCCAGCTTGTGCCTGTCGTGCTTGTATTGACTGTGTTCATTACTAATAAGGGATTAAGTTATAATCCCACCGATTGCATCCACCTATGCCTTTTTCTTTAGATTGTGTCTTGCGTTAACAAGAGCCTCAATACCTTCATCGCTTGTAGGGAGATTTCCCTTTTCCGCGCTTTCGATAAGAGATTCGTCAGATACTTTGCCTGAGCTTCTTCGTGCGCTTCCGGTTGCCGTAGCATTGGCCGTCTTTCGCATTTCGGATTTCGTGGTAAGCGTGGCCTTGATCGTGTCAGTTTTGAGAGCGTCAGCGATGCTAATGCCCTTAAACTTCGCGTAGTCCATTACTTCCTCGAAGTCATCTTCGGCTACCTTTGCGTTTGTAAGCGCGAGGATATCTTTGTATGACAAGTCAGGATTTCGTGACTCTTTTGCCTCGGAACCTTCGTTTTTTGGCGTTCCTCTAGCCGCTTTTTCAGCCTTTTCCGCTCGGATTTTGTAGTTGTTTGCAAGTTCTGCCGCTTTTTCAGCTTTAGACTTCCAATCAACCTCATTCTCTGCGTTTACCTCAACTGTTTCAGGTACAGTGACCTCTGCTTCGTTAGGTGAAGCTACCGTGTTTTCATCCATCTAGTTAGAATCAATTTTTAGGAGATGATTCTGCTCCAAAGTTATTTTTAATCTAGCATATTGGTGAACCAAAGTCCACCAAAAACCATCACTATCTTGTACTGTCTTTCATAAGACGTGTCTTAGTCTCTTCGACAGTCTCTTCTTTCTGCCCCGCCAACACTTTCAACTGAATTAATTGCTGCTCAATGTGCATAATAAGCGTGTTTCTTGCCGTCACGTTCACCATGTCCTGATCGGCGCATGCCCTGATAAGCATAGGAGTATGCGTTGCGATAACTCCCGTGCCTACTTTGTGCAATGTTTGAAGCCTTGTAAGCCCTTCTTCGATCATTTTGATTACCTTTGTCCTGCCCTCTAGCTCGTATGAAACGTCTATAGGGTCTTTTCCCTGAACGTTGATAGTCATAAACAAATCAATGTTTTGGCCCAAAGGCGCGTCGGCGTCTATTTCGGGCAAGAATACCTTTCGCAGTATCGCGTGAAGTTCCGCAGAGTTTAGAACGCCCAAAATCTTTGCATCTTCGTCCGTAAGGTGAAACTGAAAGAAAGCCTTTCGTATCTTTTTTAAAAGCGTATCGTTGTCCGCAAACGTAGCTTTGATTAAAGCCAATTCACCCTCGCTAAACCTCATTTGTCCACCGTTCTTATTCATTCGTATTTAAGTTACTGTTAACTGCTGACTGACCTGCTGGCTGCGCTACCGGCTGGGGCGTCAAAGCCTTGCCCGCCGACAACTGGCTCATTTGTATCGGAGAGATCACTCCCACCGTTTCCATGATTTTGTTGAACGTGAGCTTGCCCTCTGGTGTCTGAAGCACCGCCTGTGTTGCCGGATTCGCAAGCGTCTGAAGCACGGTCGTAAGCGTAGTGACTATGGTGTTGGTGTCCATTGATTCGTTTACCACGTCAACTTCAACATCCCACTCCAACTCCTTAAACACTTCCTTCCATGTCTTGTCCGATATCTCGGAAGGCTTGAAGAATCGCTGGTTGCCGAACTTGGAAAGGTTTTCCTTGATGCCCCCGATCTCCTCTTGCGTCATGGCCATCTGTTCCATAGGAGAGATAGGCTCTTTGTCGTTTAAAACCGAGTCAATGATTTTCTTGTTTACTATCTTCGTGGCCTTGTTAGGGATATAGATTGAGTCAATTTGAGTCACGCCGATTTCATCTAGAATCGCCGAGACTTCCTCTGACGTGTCGAGCTTCTTCTTAACGAAAGGCAATACGTATTCGCGCATCATGTCTTCTATGTGAAGCCCTTTGTTTTGAGTCATAAGCTCAAAGAGCGAGTGGGATTCTTGTAGCAATGCCTCGGTCTGTCTCCATGCCGTGCCTGATTTAACTTCGCCACGCATAGCTTCAGAGATTCCCGTAATCTCGTTGCTTAACGCTTGCCACTGGCTTTGATAGCCCTGAAGTGCGGTAATGTCGGCCTTGTTGTTTATAGCCGTAAGCGGATTGCCTACCGTGTGAATGAAGATGTCACCCGTCTCAATATCAGTTAGAACATTTCTGCCTTGGAATGAAGTGTCTGCCGTCTGGAATATAAGCTTGGAAGCGAGATCGAGCTGGTCTTTGATTTGCTTTGCCGTATGGTTAACCATCCACTGTGCTTCAAAAAGATGCTCTACCGCACCGATACCCGTAGCCCGCCCGTCCTCCTTGATAAGGTGGGTAATCATGTACGGGTCTTTTTCCTCTTTGCCTGAGTAAAGGGTAAAGTCCTCAAACTTGCCCGCTTCGCCCTTTTTAGCGACGAAAGATACCGCATGCATTTGCTGGGTAAACTTTTCTTCGTCACCTTCCTGCGGCTCAATGCCCTGTGACCTTTTAAGTACCGACAAGGAAAGTTCGCCGTGTACTTCGTATACTTTTATGAAATGGTTTTTAGTGTCCTTTTTTGTGCCGTCGAGGTTTTCCCGTGAGCTGACCGATTCTATGAGATTTTTAACTATCTCCTGGTTGTATGACTTATTCTTCCTAAGCTGGGCCGGGGTAAGCTCAAGCACCTCAATCTTTACGTCGTTGTCCACGTCAACCGAATCAACGATTAAGCGATTCCAAGGAATGACGGAAGCATAAAGCATGCCGTCTTTCTCCACGAACTTAGTCATGGCCGATCCGTACGTTGCAAGCACCCTACCCCATTCGTTTAGAAACGAGCCGAAGTTAATCCTTCGCATCCAGTCCTGTAAGACGACATTGGCAAGAAGCGTCTCGATATACTTCTTCATCTTTGTCGCCTTGAGCTTTATCTGCTTTCGGTCGATATCCGTTGCCCTATACCAAATATTCCTTGCGGCAATGACAATGTTAAAGAAGGGCTTCTCCCTTCCTAGTGAGTCGAATTTGCCGCCTGTAAACTGGCTGTTTATGTAAGCGTCAATCTTTTCGTTGTTTTCATAGACGCTAAGTTCAACGTATTTACCCGTTTTTGTAGTTCCTGTCGTGTAGTTTGATTCCGCTTCCCGAACGATTTCGCAAACGCTTTTATCTTCCATTCATTAAATTCACCGATTCTGTTTATAGCTGGTAATTATCTCTGTCTAAACGTAACAACGTATTCACCTGCGAAGTTGACCGGTCTTTCCATGATGAGTCCTCGCTGTGCAACTGCGTCAAAAGTATATGTGCCCGCTGCCGTGGAAGTTCCTATGGTAACAAGGGTGGTAGAGGAAACGTCGGTCGTAGACGTTGCGTTCCAGATAGTAAAGTATGCGTTGGTGGTAGATGCAATGACGATTGAACCGAGGGTTGCCGCTTGGTCTGAAACAAGAACCGACATGCTCTTAGCCGCAAGCGATGCCCGCGAAAGCGATCCAGTGGTTGTCGAAGTGTATTCACCTGACTGTCCTACGCTACCGAACGTGACTGGCTTATTTGCAACTACCGAATAACCTGTGACTGCGATTAAAATGATAATAAGTGCTGATACAATTGTTTCTGATATTTTCATTAAGATAGATAAAATAAAAAGGACGCAAAAAGTTGCGTCCATTGGGTTATTTATTATTTGAGCTAGTGTAGCATATTCAATTACAAAAAGCTAGCGATTTTACTTAGTAGAATTCATTTGAACACGTTGCCTGTTGTTGTCCATATGCATTTGCTGTCGTCTAGCAACGCCTTGGTCTATGGAATCCGGCATTGCTTCCTTTTTTAGTTCAAACCACGTTCGGAATATCAAAGTATCGCCTACGTCGGGAGACTTACCCAACTCAGCCTTCACGTCCTCTTTAGCTTTAAGCATGAGCTTGCCGTCGCTATCCGGTGCTTTGTTTCTAAGCAGGGCGGTAAGTTCCTCGATGATAGTGTCTCTGTATTCGGGAGTCTTAAACGCTATTCTATGCTCGTTAATAAGCTCGGCTAGTTTCCACGCGCATTGAGACTTTAGGTTTCTAAAATTTACCTTAGGCACAAGCGAGTGGGAAGCCTTGGAAAACCTTTCCCTTACCTCTGTTGCCGTGGGAATAGGGCTAGAGTTAGCCACAAATCCCCTTACGCCGAATAGGTGGTCAACTACCCCGCCCCCGATCCCGTCTTCGTCTATCATTACGTTAGAATACGGCACACGCTCTAAAGCACACATATCCTTTATCTTTTGTTCGGTTTCAGCCGTTGATTGCTTTGCAAACTTTTCTATTTTATAGAGTTCTAGCCCGTTCCAAAATGAAAACACCGTCGAGTCCTCGCCTTGCCGTGCCACGTCTACGGTCAAATACTTTTGATTGTCCTTGGTTATAGTATTGGAAAACGTATCAACAAGGGCATCGAATGTGATAAGCGAATCAGCGTCTTCGTTATAGTCCCAGTTACCTTCAAAGAGTCGCTGCCTTCTAACAGCATCCTTTTCATTTCTAAGCGAGTTTACGTAATCAGGCGGCAAGTAGAGGTTATCTGTAGCAAACGCCTGAATGTACTTGCGTGACGGCGGTAACAGACCTTGCTTATACATATCCACAAAGTCGCGCTTCATCCATCCCTTTTTAGGATTGGCGGTGATAAGCATTTTCTTTTTAAGGTTGTACTCGGTATTTTTCCACCTGCCAATTGAAAGCCACAAGTTAGCCTTGGCCGATTCGGGTATTTCGCCCGCTTCCTCAAGCCACCCCCTAGTCATTTGCATAGAACCGAAACGCTCAAAGAGAGGATCGCTCGGCTCGTCTTTACAGGCTATTAAAAACACCTTTGAGCCGTTATAGAGATTGAAGCAGTTGTCTTGCCCGTTAAACGAAGCATAGGTATCAAAGCTTAATCCGAAGTTCTTAAACACCTCATGCACCGTTGAAACCGTAAACTTACGCAAGTCGTTAAGTTCCTTACGGGCTATAAAGTATTGCGTTTCAGGGTAAATAAGGGCATCGCCGAATATCAAAGACGCGCCTAGAAATGACTTGCCGCCACCCTTAGCCCCGCCGTATAGGATTTCTTCTGTCGTGTCGTCTATCCAGTAGGCGGCCGCTTCTAGTTGTTTCGGTATTTTAGTTTTGAATTGGATTTGCACGATTTCTTTTTATAAACTCCTCGTTCACTTCTATTGTCCTTAGATGCCCGCATTTAACCGACGGCACAAGGATAATGTTCTTTCCTAACTTTCTCGCTTCCTGACAAAACAGATAGTCCTCGCCCTTGCCCGGCCTAAACTCAAACTTGATATCAAACAAATCCTTCTTGATTACGGTAAAACCCATACCACATGAAGTTATGTATCTAGTCTTTTCCCACGTATCAAGCTCCGTATGCTTTCCGTCTTTTTCCATATAGGCCATAGGCGACGAGGGGTAAGGGTAATATGTGCCGAAATAGATTCCCGCCCCTATAGAAGCGTCAAACTTTTCCATTTCCTCAAGGATCGCATCAACTCCGAAAGCCGGAAACGTCATGTCGGAGTCGATCATAACCACATAGTCCGCACCTTTGCTTTTGGCTATCTCAATTACAAAGTTCCTGCCGTCGGGTATTGTTCCAGAGTGGGCGTATACGATATCAGCCCTATCCCTTAGACGGTTCTGGAGATTGATAAGAGACTGTATGAACTGCCAACTGAAGTTATTCCTTTCACTTGATAGGACACCGATTATTCCTTTCATTATTCATCTTTAGCTATGACCATCCCAGTAATTGCTTTTAATTCCTTGCCACCTGAGGTTATGTCTGTAGCTTCCGCATACCCGTGCTTACTCATCATCATGCCTGTTATCTTTGAGTTGAACTCGCCCTTTAATCCTTTGTTTACTAGAGTCTTTCCCTGCTTTGCCAATATCTGAGATACGATGTCCGAAAATACCGTCTTATCTTCATGCTTAATCCACTCGTAAATTGTCGAACGAGCTATATTTAGAGCCGTAGAAAGTCCTTCGATACTATGAATAACTTCATCCACTGGGAGAAAGTCTAAATAGTTCTGAGCTTTGCGTATGATTTCCTCTGAATACTCTATTGGTCTACCTGCTGGCATATGGTTCGTTGATTATTTTCTTTATGGCTTCTGACTTTATAAGCTGATCGGCGTAAGCTTTTATTGCGTTCTTGGCTTCCGTAGGTTTAAGGAGATTTCCGTAAAGGGGTGAAGCTAGTTGCTTGGCTGATTCAAGGAGTGAGCGGTATACAACTTCCCTATCCTTTATATGTTTCCTTATAAAGTTATACTGTGCCGCGTATGCTTGGATTTCTTGGTTTAACCTGAAATCCTTGCTGTGTAGATACATTTTCCACCATGCCTCCGGGTTTTTCCCTTGCTGGATCGAGTGGGTGTATTCGTGAAATATGATGTCTTCCGGTATGTCGATTCCCTTAGGGTTGTATATCTTGTTTCCATAGCAGAATATCGCGCCCATTTCCTCACATTCGGGAAATACTTTCTTTATTTTTTCGATATTAGGCGGGTATTCGTTGACTATATCTAGCATGGTTATCCTTTTAGGCAGTATTGAGGGTTAGCTTGGCAGTAGTCTTGGTCTATGTAGTCCACCTTCTCAACTCGCGTGCGTACTTCGGGGGCTTCCACTGGCGGGGTTTTGAGAAGATAAGAGACTACCCATACGGCGTATATGATAATGAGTCCTGAAACTATGGCTGTGATTACTTTAGTCATCAGATTTAGTCATAGAAAAAGGACGCCAAAAGCGGCGTCCATTGGTATATTATTTTCTTTATAGTATCAGAATCTAATTATTTTGCAAGGGGAATATCAGTTTTATACCCGCATATTTTGCATATTCCGAACTTGTTTTGATCCTGCTCAGTTTCCGCTGATTCAATTACCACGTCTCCATGTTTATCTAATTTCTCAGATTTGTAGAATATATCAGGGTGATTCTCTGCAGAGTGTCTACATTGGTCTAAAAATATAGCGACCTGTTCTTCAAGAGATTTCATTTGTTTTTTCATTAAGTTTTGGTCTTCCGCCTTTCTTTCCATTCTCTTTTGAGGCTTTGGCTTTTGCGTCTGACTTTGCCTTGCCTCCTAACCTACCGAGGGCAACCGCACTAGGATTTTTTTTCATAACAAATTCTACAAATTGGATTTTTAATATTAGACATCATTATAGCGTAATTATTTCCATCTATTTTATCTATGATCATGTCTTTAGGATCGTGAACACGCTTACAAACCCTGCAGGGATAGGGTTTGTTAGTTGTTTTAATTTTTGGTTGATAACTCGGCATTAGTCTATTGAGCAATAGGTATGTGCATTAAGGTTATATGAGTCGAGTATATGCACTATGCCCCAAAATGTTACTGCTGGTGCTAACTTAGTATCTGCTGAAAGATTAGTTATTGCCTCTGTAGCCTTATTGAGTCCCCTAACCTTCTTTGTGTAACCACTTGTTCCGTTGTATACGTCTTTAAGATCGTAGAAACAGATGTCTTTTTCATTCCTAACTACTTTTACGTTCTCATTTTGAAATATTGTCATTTGATTTATTACTTATCCTCTAATACCTATACTATATACCTAAGCGGTTTGGTTTGCAAGTAGCAACTGTGGATAAGTCTAGGCGTGAAAAAAGCCCTATTTCTAGGGCTAATTTCATAATAACTGTAGCGAAGACTGCTAGAAGTGACACATTGATAGTACGCTACCGATCCGAGTTCCTTTCACTTTGCCGATAACCACTGGAGACTTTTGTATTTATACCCGTAAAAAAATCCAAAACTATTAACAAAGCCCACTACACCCATTTTCTCAAACTTGTTGTATCTGATCCCGATAATAAACATAGTGCCGTCCATTCGTTCGTATTCTAGGGCAAATGGCCGTATGTGAGAAAATATCTTAATAAACAAATTTTTCACTTCCTTTCCTGTTTATTGGTAACAACTTTCATAGCGTTTTCCCTCTCTAGTTCTGCCATTATTGCGTAAGCTTTCCATAGTGGTATACGAGATTCTAGAAGTTGCCCGTCTGGATATGATATGGTTATTTTTACTGGAAATTTCTTTGTTGTTCGCATATCTTTATTGTTTATTGGTAATGAGGGCAATTGCGTCCAAGAGGGCTGAATTAACCAGGTTTTTTACCTTTATAGAGTTTTTGTTGAATTTAATCCCTGTTACAAGTCTACTCTGTAATAAACTTACAATCTCCCTCTCCTTCTCTGCAAGGGCTTCGGAGATGAGACTTGAGACAAAGGATTTATCATCTACAGCCCTAATTTCTATTCCATTGTCGTATATATGTGTAAATGTGCGGCCGTTTATCACCTCGTCATGGTCTTCTGGGCTTCCACATACAGCACAACCAGTTTTCATGTTTTCTTTCCGACGCTCTCTTTCCTCAAACCTCTTTTCCTGTTGTTCGTTCATGGTTAGAAATTGCTAGATTTATAAAAGAATTCTGTTTCAATCACGAAACCAACGTTCTCATCGGCAAATTTGATAGCATCCTCTTTGTTATCGAATTCCTTATAATTATTCATCCAACAGTTTCCTGTCGCCTGATATGTGATTACGATGTATTTCATTTGCCTTTATTTATTGGTTAGTAAATCGCTTTATATACTCTTCCCACATATTCCAAAATATTTCCTCACAACCATAAAAGTATGCCCTAGCCTCTTTCAAAGTCTCCTCCCTCACCCTCCTTTCTGTGTTGGATAGGAGAGAGCGGATATACTTTTTAATTTCTTCTTTCGTGCTATCAGGAAGTCTCTCGAATGAAGATGATTTGCTGTGCCAGTGGTTCCATTCTTTAGCATCAAAATCCTTCTCCCATTCCCCCTCACCTTGCTTCTCGGCCTTACAGCATTTAGGACAATCTTCGTTGTAGTATGGACACCTTCCTTTGTTGTTAGTCATGGTTTTTATAAATTATTCTTCGAGTCTTTCCCTGAATTTTTCATCAGTTGTAGAGAATAAAACTTTATTTCCTTTATGTTTCGTATGCCACTCGTAGGCTATGACATTCCATAATATTGCTGAGGCGTGATCCTCGTCTTCTTCCCCTGAAATCCACTGTATAAAGTGTCTGAAAGCTGAAGCCCTAAACCTCGTATACTCCTCCTCTGAATTGGCCAGTTTCCAGTTGTTGTCTCCGTACTTTTCCGCACCCCTGGCATACAGTTCCGCCAACCTTTTAAGCATTTCGTGGGGTATAAGGTCGTAACGGGGCTTATTTTCCGGCGTGTCCCTTTGATACCCTGATGAATAGCGGTGTTTTTTAGTTGATTTGGTGGTATAGGTCATTTTATTAGTCGTTTATAATGTTCTATTTTCTCTGCGTAGGGATAATCCTTTACTATCTTTCGTGCTTCCCTGTAGAGTTCGGATATAATACCCACCCCGTATTCCTGCTCTAATTTTTCGGCGTAAGCGGCGATCTGACCTCCTCCGAATACGTTGCAACCGACACAAGCAGGGCGGCAATTCCGTTCATCGAATCTAGTGGCTAAGTGCTGACGGGAAACGAAATGCGAGTTTTGGGATTCTTTCCAGTGAAGTCTTTTGCCGCATGTGTAGCAATTAAGCATTCCATTACTGTCTGCGTATCTCTGACGAATGTACTGGCTGAAAATCTTGTCGAGTTCCTTTTTTAATTGAGCCGTAGTCTTTGCTTTAGTTTTTGCCATTAAACAGTGCTTCTATCTGTTCTAAATCCGCTTCGACCGTGTTGTATATGGTGTTTTTTCTCTGTGCCTCATCGGTCTTAATTATTGAATTGAGATTACCTTTGTCGTCATATACCGTAATGACGTGTTCGTGCTTAGTTGTCATGTTAATTTTCAAACTCTTTTAATACTTTCCTCGCTTTCATAGGTCTATCCCATTGAGCGTGGCAGCGAACACACATTCCGATATAATCCTCCAGCACTCGCCTGTATTTATGATCTATGTTTGCCCAATGAATTGACCATTTACCTTTATGCAATTTCCCAATTACTCCACACTTTTCGCAAAATTCTGGTCTACCTTTCCACCTTCTAATCCAACTATGTTTACTTATATAATCCGCATCTTCACCTTTCCAGAGATAAGATTTTTCGCCTTTATGGCTGAACCTTGCCTTTTTCTTTGATTCTTCTGTCCAAACCTTAGGTTTCCTATGAGATAAATTGCCTATTAATGCTTCGCTTATCTTTTTCCTGTGTCCTGGACTAAGCACCCGCCCTATTTGGCATTTAGAAATGTTTAATCTATGGGAATCACTAAGTTTTTTACCAATCCTAGCCACTTTCATTTTTTCAATGGATTCTGGCCTAAACTTTCTTCCAACATTTATTTTATGACCTTTCTGAAAGCCTTTTATACCTATTACCATACATTTCTTGCGTCCATTTCTGCTACCCTTATAAAACTATTAAGTGCCGATATCTCCTTCTCCACCCTGTCCATTTTCATCTTCAATTTCATTTCGCTAATGCCCATTTCACTTCCTTCCCAGAGTCGATCGGCTTCTTTCGCTGATTTTGCGTTTGAACGTAGTGAAATCCACTCTTTTGGCTTCGTTTCGAGGATTCTTTCTAACTGTTCTGACAAGGTAGAGTATAGGCTCGCCATTTCCACTTTCTTGTCCGCTGCTTCGTGAGGTGTCATGTGTATTGTAGTTGTATAAGATACTTTTTTGTTTGTTATCGCATGCTTGGCATATCTGCCAGCTTGGTAATATTTTTAGTTTGCAAACCCTGCATATTCCTCTCATATTTTTTTTATAAGTTCTGATAAGCTCTTCATTCCTGTGCTGAGTGTTTTAACTTCAAGCGGTTTAGTTCCAATTAGGTCTACCCGGCCAGTATTCATACACGAAACGACATTGCTTTTCGCTGCGGAAAGTAATCCTTTGTAGCTTTTGCATGTATTTTCAATCTCCTCAAAGTCTTCTGCGGTTAATCTATGACCTCGATTCCAACCCATTGCTTTGTGCCAGTCTTCCTTGATTGAGATAATATTTTTTCCTGAGATAGTGCCGTTTTCTAATGCGACAGTCATTCCGGTAAGGTGTGCATAGATAGCTTTTTCGAGTTCTGTTTCATTAATCGAGATAAAGTCCTCTGGGCTGTAGCCTGTTTTAATAATGAAGTGTCTCATACGATGAATTTTTGTTTTTGTAATTCGACCTTTTTACGCTTGTAAGCTGCTTCTAACTGCGCCCATTTGTCTTCAAGCTGTAGCGGTGTTGTGATCGTCGGGAAAAACTCGCGGCCATTGGTTTGAGGTAGTAGGGCAATAACTGCTAACACCTTTTCCTTTTCGTGGGCTTTAAGAAGATTTAGGGCGGAGGCACGTTGAGTTTTATTGGCAAAGAACTTTTGATAGCTGGGATTTACCTTCTCAAAGGCATCAATTACGTCCACGATATCCCGCGGGGTTGCCCCGCTATTAGGTTCAAGTTCAGATTCAAGTTCAAGTTCAGGTATATATGACCC